CATGATCAAAGAACTTTACCAAGATGGTTCGAACTTTATTGGTAAAGCAAAAATCATGGACACACCTATGGGCAACATTGTTAAGAACCTCATGGATGAAGGTGCATCTCTTGGTGTTTCTTCTCGTGGTATGGGATCTCTTAAAATGAATAGAGAAGGCACACAGGAAGTCCAAAGATTTTTATCTTGCAACTGCTGCTGATATTGTAGCAGATCCTTCTGCACCTGACGCATACGTGAACGGTATTATGGAAGGCAAAGAGTGGGTATGGGATAATGGTATCTTACAAGAAAAGGTAATTGCTGATCATCAAGAAACCATTTCAAAAGCAAATAAGAAAAATCTCGAAGAGGCTAAATTAAAAGTTTTCGAAGATTTTCTTAAAAAGTTGTAATTTTATAAATATACCATAATACAGACTTTAATGTCAAAGGAGCAAAAAATGTCCGATCTACAAAATACAGAGGACTTCAACGTTGAAGAGGAGCAGCTAGATGAATTCAAAGCATCTATGGGTGATCCTTCATCTGTTCCAGAGCCAGTAGCCAAAGGCTCTACAAAGCGTAAACAAGATAAAGATGCTGGCGAAGCACCTGTTGCTCAAGGCTCATCTTCATCTGAAAAAGCTAAGGAAGTTGAAGTACCAAAAACAAAAATGGCAATGATCAATGCTATGGTTCAACAAATGAACGGTATGAAAAAAGACGTCATGGCTAGCAAGTATAGCAAGATGATGTCTGCAATGAACGAAGAATCAGAAGATGATATCGAAATCGAAGATAAGATTGAATTGTCAGCTCGTGAAGAGTTGAAAATCTCAGCTGCCGATTTGGATATGTCAGAAGATCTTGGTAAATTGTTTGATAGCGATGATCTTTCAGAAGAGTTCAAGGAAAAGGCAACAACAATCTTTGAAGCAGCAGTTGTATCAAAAATCAACGAGCAGCTTGAAAAAGTAACTGTCGATATCGAAGGTGAGATCGCAGAAGCTAAAGAACAGATTGCAGAAGGCCTTTCAGAAAAGCTAGACAGCTATCTCGACTATGTTGTTGAGAACTGGATGGATGATAACAAACTTGCAGTCGAAAAAGGTTTGAAAGCTGAGATCGCCCATGACTTCATGGAAGGTCTAAAGAATCTTTTCGCTGAGCATTACATTGATGTTCCTGATGAGAAAGTTGATGTAGCTGAAGAGCTTGCAACTAAATCAGAAGAACTCGAAGATTCGCTTAATGAGCAAATCGAAAAGAATGCTGAGCTCAGAAAAGAATTGGAAGCATACAAGAAGCAAGAAGCATTTGCTGAAGTATCTGAAGATCTTTCTGACACACAAGCTGAAAAGTTTGCATCTCTAGCTGAGGGTATTGATTTTACATCTGAAGAGGCTTACAAGAAGAAGCTCCAGATGGTAAAAGAGAACTATTTTCCTGCTTCTATTACAGAAGATGTATCGGAAGTAGTATCTGATGATGAGGAGCCACTTGAGCTTGATGAAGAGGTAAATTCAGTAAGACCAGAAATGGCAGCTTACATGAATGCGATCTCTAGAACTAAAGGTTCCAAAAATTATAAATAATAACAACTAGGCTTTTTATAGCATAAAGGAGCAAAAAAATGTCATATGTTACTGACGAGCTAGTAGAAAAGTGGCAGCCAGTCCTTGAGCACCCTGATCTTGCAGAGATCAAAGATGCTCACAAAAGATCTACTGTCGCAACTCTTCTAGAAAACCAAGAGCGCGCATCACGCGAAGCTGCACAAGGTTCTGGCGGATACTCAATGCCAAGCCTTCTTGGGGAAGCTGCACCTGCAAACGCAATGGGTGCTTCATCTTCAACAGCTGCTGCTGGCGCAGTTGACATCTTCGACCCAGTATTGATTTCACTCGTACGTCGTTCGATGCCAAACCTCATTGCATACGATATCTGTGGCGTCCAGCCAATGACTGGTCCAACAGGTCTTATCTTTGCAATGCGTTCACGCTTCAACAGCCAGTCTGGCGATGAAGCATTGTTCAACGAAGCTAACACTTCACATTCAGCAACTGGTTCAACCAATGCTAACACTTCTAACTTCGGTGGTGTTATCGACGGTGCCGCTGGTACACTCCAGGCTGGCAATGATCCAACAGCACGTGCATCAGGTACTGCATATACCTCACATACAGGTATGTCAACAGCTACTGCTGAAGCACTTGGCGATTCTGCTGCTAACGCTTTCTCAGAAATGGCTTTCTCAATCGAGAAGGTTTCAGTCACTGCAGTTAGCCGTGCATTGAAAGCAGAATACACCATGGAACTTGCACAAGACTTGAAAGCAATCCATGGCTTGGACGCTGAAACAGAATTGGCAAACATCTTGTCTGCAGAGATCCTTTCTGAGATCAACCGCGAAGTTGTTCGTACAATTAACTACACAGCTACTGCTGGTGCACAAGACAACACTGCAGCTGCTGGTACTTTTGACCTTGATGTTGACTCAAACGGCCGTTGGTCAGTTGAGCGCTTCAAAGGCATGATCTTCCAAATCGAGCGTGAAGCTAACGAAATTGCAAAAGCTACTCGTAGAGGTAAAGGTAACGTATTGATCTGTGGATCAGACGTAGCTTCTGCCCTTCAAATGGCTGGTGTATTGGATTACACTCCTGCACTTTCAGCTAACTTGAACGTAGATGACACAGGCAACACATTCGCTGGTGTGCTTAACGGCCGCATCCGTGTATATGTTGATCCATACTTCTCATCTGCATCAGGTAAGCAGTACTTCACAATGGGTTACAAAGGTTCATCTGCATTTGATGCAGGTCTCTTCTACTGCCCATACGTACCACTACAGATGGTTCGTGCAGTTGGTGAGAACACCTTCCAGCCTAAGATCGGCTTTAAGACTCGCTACGGTATGGTTGCAAATCCATTCGCAACTTCTGCAGCAGACGGTACGATCGCGTTCGCTAATAAGAACATCTACTACAGATTGGTTGGCGTTTCTAACCTTATGTAGAACCAAAAGAGTAGAGTTAATCTACCC